GCAGCCAAAGAACAGTAAATGTGTTAGAATCACAGGCAACACTATAAGATAAATCAGTAATTAAAAAAATCAACATATGTTTGTTAGTAAAAAAGTAAAGAAAGATAGGTTAGATACTTGTAAAAAGTGCGACTTTTACAGAAACTTATTAATGTTAAAAAGCCCTAAATGGACTTTGGGAGCAAGATGTGGAAAGTGTAGTTGCTTCCTAGATGCTAAAACAAACTTAACTAAAGAGTTTTTTGGCGAGTGCCCTATAGGTAAATGGAAAGAGTAATAACTAAACTTTATATATATGGATTATAATTCAATAATCAAAGATTTTTCAAATGAAAAAAAAGACTTGATAGTTGGTTTATCAAAAAACAATAAAAGAGCCATTCAAGATATGGACAAATATGATAATCAAGCAATTCACACTTTTTTTAATTTATGGAAAGAGATGTTTCCTAATCAAAAACAATCAAAAAATTGCTTGTCTTGTAGAAAATCTGTTTGTCATTTTTTTCACACTATTGCAGATTACATTATTTCAGAAAGAGAAACTCCTGAAGTTGTAAAAGAGGTAGAAAAGGAAGTAAAAACACAAAAGAAAAAAGTTTATTCTAAAAAAGCAAAAGTTAGTGGCAAGGCAAAATAAATCAGATATAGTTTACGAGTATATTAAAGTAGCCGAAAAAGAAATACTTAAAAGGTGGCACGAGCCAACCATTGTAGATATTTTAAGACACTTAACTGAAAGAGGAATAGTAGACCCTAAAAGATTAAGGAATTATATGATAATATATGATTTTGATACTATGTTGAGATTTAATGAAGGTAATAGAACTCACACTTTTATGGACTTATCTATTAAATATGATATTTCAGAAAGACAGGCTCAAAGCATAGTTTACAAAGAGAGAAACAAAGAAAAAGCAACCTTTAATATAACCTACTAAAGTTTTTTCCTAAAACTTCGTAAAATTCTTATAAGTAAAAGATATTTTTGCGTTTATGGATAAGAAATGGTACAACATTAACGGAAAGACATCAGAAGGAATTGTTGATGTCTATATCTTTGATGAGATAGGGGCTTATGGTTTAAATGCTCAATCTTTCATAGAGGAAATAAAAGCATACAAAAAACGACCTATGAACATTCATATTAATTGTGTGGGTGGGGATGTTTTTGATGGTATGGCTATTTACAATATAATTAAGAAAAGAACTGCCGAAACAACTGTATATATTGAAGGTATAGCAGCAAGTATGGGTAGTGTTATTGCTTTGGCTGCTGATAATGTAGTTATGGCTGAAAACTCTTTATTTATGATTCACAACGCTTGGGGTGGAGCAATGGGAGAGTCAAAAGAATTAAAAAAGACAGCAAACTTATTAGAAAAAATTAGTAATGAGATTGCTGATATTTATATAAAAAAGACAAAACTACCTTATGACAGGGTAAAAGAAATGATGGATGAGGAAACTTGGTTAAATGCTGATGAAGCATTAGAACTAGGTTTTATTGATTCTATCTCGGATGCCATTAAAGTGGCAGCCAAATATGATGTTTCCAAGTTTAAAAATATAACAAACGAGGAAATTGCAAGTAAATTAAACATTAACCTAAAAAGTAAAAAAATGACTGATGAGTTAAAAACTTGGTTCAACGGAAAGATTGAGGACATTATCGCTAGAGTAAAGAGTGATAGTTCTGATTCTAATGTTGAAACTAAATCGGAAGTTCAAGTAACTATTGCAGATGAGGCTGACATTTTAAATAAATTTGTTGATTTTGAAGCAAAAGTAACTGAACTTAATGGGTCTATCGCTGAATTGGAAGGAGAAAAAACAACTCTAACCGAGGAAATTGAAAGACTTAATGCTTTAGTAAGTAAAGCAAATGCAAAGGGAACTGAAATCTCTACAGAAAAAGACCCTGAAGTAGTAGAAAACAAAGTAGAGGATAAAGATATGGCATTTTGGAATGGCCTATTAAACAAAATCATTAATTAATAATATAAAAAAAGAAAAAAATGGCAGCAACAGATATAGCACAAAATGGATTAGGTGGCTTATATAGAGGTACTTATGCTTCAGGCATAATGCTAGAGCCTATGTTCCATTCGGATGATATTATGAGAAATTATACTATCTATCCAAATGTAAAATTTAAGCAAAACATCACAATGGCTCCTTCATTAAGCAGTATTACTACTGTAAATGCAGGATGTACTGATGTTTCAGATACTTGTACTAACTCTTTCTCTGTAACTCAAAAGGTTTTAGAGGTTGAGAATGTAGCAGTAAAACAAGAGCAATGTTGGGATGAGTTCAAATCAGAAGTAATAGTAGAGTCTTACAGAAATGGGGTAAATATGCCTGACTTAACAGGAACTCAATTAGCAGATGTTATCATCAATAGAGTAAGAAATGGTATTGCTAACGATATGGTTAGAAATATGTGGGCAGGAGATAATGCAGCAGCAGTTGTTGCACTTGACTGTACTTACGCTTCAATGGGAGATGGTCTTTGGGTTTCATTGTCAGCAGGTGGTGCAATTAACGGAACTCAAATGAACGAGGTAACAGGAACTTCAGGAGCATCAGCAAAAATAACTGTAGGAGCAACTATAGTTCCATCAGATGCAATTTTAATGTTAGAGGACACTTTCAATACTGCTTCTTCAGCATTGGCAGCAATTCCTGCATCAGAGAAAAGAATTTTCTGCACTCCAAATGTATACAACGCTTGGTATAGTGCATTAACTCAAGTTGCTTCGGCAGGTTCAGTTGATTATGGACATTCAGAATCACAAGTTGGAAAACAAAGATTATACTTTAGAGGTGTAGAATTAGTGCCTATGTATGAGTGGGATGACGCTTTAACTATGTTAGGTACAGGTGGTCAGTTTCCTGCATTATTTACTGCAGCGACTGCAGGTATTGATGCAACTTGTGGGCTTATTTATACAGCAAAGGCTAACTTGTTTATAGGAACAGATGTAACAAATCCTGAAAATGAGTTAAAAATGTTCTATGATGAGGTTTCTGATAAAATGTATGTAAGAGCAGGATTTACTATGGGCTTCCAATATGGATGGAATTCTTTGGTTAATGGATGTGTATTAGTATAAAAATAATTATTAACCTTAAAAAAATAGAATAAAATGGCAATAGATTCAGGATTATTAGTAGATTGTGGCGACTTAAACGCAGTAGGAGGGATAAGACAGATATTACTTACAGATTTAGATAATATCGCAACTGTGGCTCCTTCAACATTAAACGCTACTCATACTTTAACAGGCTTTACAGCAACTAACCCTTGGGCTAGATTTGAGTTCAAAAATGAAACTGCTGCTTTAACAATAACAGGAACAAAAGAAGGAGGAAGCACTGCTTACGAGTGTGCATTATCTTTCTATATCCCTGATATTGATGGAGCAAGATTTCACGAACTTACAAATTTAGAAAGTGCTTGTCCTGTCGCATTAGTTGAATTAAATTCAGGAAAAATGTTTGTTGTTGGTTACTCTTATAAATATGAGAACAAATCAGCATCATCAACTCCTTGGACTAGAAATCAAACTTATGCAAACCTTACTTCAATAGAAGGGGGTTCAGGAGCAGCATATGCAGATGATAATGGAGTAACTGTAACATTAACTGCTAGACAATTTGAATTACCTCTTGAGTATACAGGGGCAATTACAGTTGTTGCAGGAGATGTAACAGCAACTACTTCGTAATTAGTTTTAAGATAAAGCAGGGGGTTATTAACACTCCCTGCTAATATCTTTTATATGTGTGATTGTAATAATAGTAAAAATGTGGTAGATTTACCACATCTTAAAATATATACAAATATGGCAACTTATAAAGCAAAAAAACATTTAGAAGGAACTTCTACTACTTTTTATGGAGGCGATTATGTAAATTGGTCGTTAGCGACTCAAGAAAAATTGGCTTACTTATATGAGGAGAAGGGAATGACAGATTTAATTACGAAAACATCATCTAATGAAAAAAGCGACAACAAGGTCAGTAAAAAAAGTAGCGACAACAAGAAAGACTCAAAAGAAAAATAATACTTTTGAGTTTGGAGTATTTGATTTATCAGTTCCTCCTAGTATAAAAGAAACAAAAAACATTAAAAACCTTCCAAACGAGTGGGTTCCTTTTGGAGATGACAATTTGTTTCCTCAATATCTAGCAGAACTTAAAAGAAAATCATCTACTCATAGAAGTGTTTTGGCTCAAAAAACTGTGTTCACAAGTGGGGCAAAATTTGTTTGTGAGGATGAGAATTTAAGAAGGTTTATAGAGGATGTAAATGCTGACCACGAATCCTTAAGAGATGTTTTCAAAAAATTAGCAGATGATTATTACACTTTTGGTAACGCTTATATGGAGTGCGTTATATATGATGGAGGTGTAAATATTTATCATTTAGATGCAACAACAGTTAGAATGAGTAAATCTAAAAAAGAGGTTTATATAAATTCTGATTGGTGTAAGTATTGGAATAACGATACAAAAATAAAAAGACTACCTATTTACCCTAGAGTAGCACACAATAAATTCGTAATGCACTTTAAAGATTACGAACCTACATTTAATTTTTATGGACTTCCTGATTATGTAGCAGCACTAGAGCATATATGTGTTGATTATGAGATTGGTAAATGGAATCATACTAAATTCTTAAATGGTTTTCAACCTTCTGCTATTGTAGAAATTAATGGAGATATGGGAGAAAAAGAGGCTCAAAAAATGGTTAGAGAGGCTCAAAAGAAATTTGTAGGAGAGGGTAATAATGGAAAGATATTATTTATAGTAAAGAATGGGGACACTTCTCCTGCCAATGTTCAGGTTATAAAAGATGACCAAGAGGGTAGTTGGATAGATTTACAAAAAATAACTGACCAAAATATTATAACTGCTAACAGATGGCAGCCATCACTTTCAGGTATTGTAAGTTCAGGTAAAATGAATAATACAGGTAGTGAAATTAGAATTGCTTATGACCTAGTAATGACAACAGTAATTAGAGATACTTCAGAATTATTATTAAACGGAATAAGAACGGTTCTTTACAATGAAATGGGCTATGACCCTAAAGATTTAAAAATACATTATGAGCCACCTATCTCTTATGCGAATGATGTAGATATTAGAGAGGTATTAACTATAAATGAACAAAGAGCATTAATAGATGAGGATTTACCAATGCTAGATGATGGAGATATGTTTGTAGCAGATAGAGAAATTATAGTTACTCAAAGAGATGATGATGGAGATGGAGAGATAGAGGAGGAAAAATCAGTAACACTAGAACAATAGATAATGGCAAACACTAAACAATATATTACATTAGTATCTGCAGGAGAGGTAATTGATAAGACATTTACTAATAAAAACACAGACCCTGTTCTTGTTTCTGAAAATACTATTGTTTTAGCAGAACTTGCCCATATAAGACCTTTGTTGGGAGAAAAATTTTACGCAGAGTTAAAGGAGGAGCACGACACAGGAACCTTAACTGTTAAGAATCAAGAGTTTATGACATATTATTTAGAGGATTGTCTTTCTTGGTATGTTAGGTTTGAGGTTGTTAATGATATTATGAGTAATATAACATCTAGTGGGGTTGTGAATAATCTTGATGAGTTTTCAAGGATTATAAATCAAGAAACATATAACGCTTTCAAGCAAGACACATATAGAAAGGCAGAAATATTTGCAGGGGATATGATGGATTATTTAAACTCAAAAGACGAGGATGGTAATTATCCAACATTTGAAAACAACAAGCCTAATAGTATGAATGACACATATAAAAATCACGGAATGATATTCTATGATAGTATATATGGGTATGATGGTATTGATGGGTGTATAAGTTGTGGTAACCCTTATTATAAAGGAAAGTGTAATTGTAATTGTAATGATTGTTAAAATATAAATATGGCTGCAAACGAACATAAAAACTTATTAGACCCTAACAGGCATTATCCTCTAGGGTATGAATTTGCTCAAAACAATATGGTTCCAAGCAAAAAGAGTGGGGTTTCATATGATGATAAAACAGGTAATTATGGTTGGGTTTACCCACTACAAACATTTGTTTTAAGGTTAGATAATGTTTTGGCTACAAACAATAATATTGATTATATTAGGATGCCTTATAACTTCAGATTAACAGAGGTAAGGGCTAGTGTTCAGTTTACAGGGGCTTTAGTTACTGTAGACATACAAGAGTCAGGAGTTTCAATACTTTCTACTCTTTTAACAATAGATTCAGGAGAGAAAACATCAACAACTGCTGCTACTCCTGTTGTAATATCTGATTATGAATTAGGTAATGATAATGAAGTGGTTGTTAATTTAACAATAGGAGAAGGAGAGGCTCCAAGAGATTTAAAAGTATATTTAATAGGTTATAGACAAGTGAGTTAAAATGAAAAGCAATATGAAAGATACAACAGAAGTGCTAATTGCAAATGGGGGAGTTTTGGGATTGAGTTTGGCAGAGTGTAATGAAATACTTCTTTTTATATCAACTACTCTTGCTATATGCTTTACAGTTTACAAGTTTTACAAATTATCAAAAAAGAAATAAAAAATGGCAAATACAATACAACAAACAATTCTTAATGTTAGTATAAACGAGCAAATATCAATAAATGGAGTAACATATGGTAACAACATAACAAAATCATTTGCAGACAATGGTAAGGTAGACCAAAGAGTAATGGAAATTAATAGTACTAGACTAACATCAGTTTTTGAATATCACGCTGCACTTCCTGATTTATCAGGTTCAGGTGTTAAAAGTGAGTTTGCTTATTTCAGAATAACAAATACAGATAATTCGGTTGGTATAACGCTTCAACTTTATGTTAGTGCAACAAAATCAGGATTCTTTCATTTACCTGCAGGATGTAGTTTTGTTTTAATGAGCAACGATATGGATTTCTTATGTGAAGGAGATTCTTTTACTTTAGCAGATTTGGTTTCTGTTAAGGCTAAAACAGATGGAGACAAAAGTGTTGTTTCCTCATATATAGAGTATGTTGCTGTGTTTAAAGGTGGGGCAGACCCTGCAGGGGGTGATGAGGCTTAATCTATGGCAAAATTAACTTTTTTATTTCGTGAGAAAAAGAATAAAAAGCGTAAAGGTGTTCATTCTAAAAATGCTTCAAAATCTCAAAATGGCTATAAAAAAAAGTATAGAGGGCAAGGAAGGTCATAGTGATTATTACTATGATTTTGACAGGAATAAAGATATTCCTAGAGAAATAAAATATTTTGACTTATCTGAATTTGATAGTCCTGATGATAGTAATTCAGGAGAAAATATGGATTTAGATTTTGTTAGATTAATAGATGAGGCTAGAGAAATAGCAGGTGTTCCTTTTAAGATAACATCAGGATATAGAACTCCAAAACATAATACTGCTGTTGGAGGGTCTATAACCTCATCACATATGAATATACCTTGCAATGCTTGTGATATTGCAATTCCTAATAGTATTACTAGATATAAAGTGATTGATTCACTATTAAAAGTAGGTATAAATCGCATTGGTATTGGAAAAAATTTCATACATTGCGACACAGACAAAAACAAAAGCCAAGATTTAATTTGGCATTATTATTAATTAAAATTTTATAAAATGAAAAAGTTTTTAGAACAATTCCTAATTGGACAAATGGTAAAGTCAAAGAAGTTTTGGTACACAGTTATTGCTGTTATAGTAACATTCCTTCACGAAACATTTGGATTAGACCCTTTACAAACAGAACAAATATTATATTCTGTAATGGCACTTGTGCTAGGTCAGGGTATTGCTGACGCAGCAAAATCAAAGAAATAATCATTGATATTTAAAATAATTTATTACTTTTGTAGTTCCTTTCTTGATTGTGTTTTCAGATTGGATAGTTAGTAGTTAAGGGTAGACGGTTAATAACTTTCTACCCTTTCTTTTTGCGAAGGTGTTTTTTTAATAAATTTGAATATGAAAAAATACGGAAGGAGGTTAAGATTATCTACTGATGAGGAAAATTTAATTTATCAGCATAGAGCAAAGTCTTTAGACAATATAAATGATAATTCTGCTTTAGACCAACATTTACTTGAAAGAGGCATTGAAAAAAAAGATGTTGTTTCTGTAAAACATTGGCAGTCTGCTAATGGAGAGTACAGATTTTCTATAGTAACTAAAGAGGATTATGGTTTAGATAGCCAACAAATTTTTGATAGCGTTAATAAATTTATAGAAGGATATTCTCCTGAATATAAATCTATTAAAAGAAAAAAAGGAAATCATCTTTTAGTTATAAATCCTGCTGATATACATATAGGTAAATATGCTAATGAATTAGAAACAGGAGAGTCTTATAATTGTGAAACTGCTGTTATGAGGGTTTTAGAGGGTGTTCAGGGATTAATAGATAAATCTAAAGGGTTTGATGTAGAAAAAATATTATTCTGTATTGGTAATGATGTTTTGCATATAGACAATGTATATAATACTACAACCAAAGGAACACATCAAGATACTGATGGTAAATGGTGGGAACATTATCAGATTGCTTTAATGTTATATGTTAGGGTAATAGAGATGTTAAGAGAGATAGCCCCTGTTGATGTTTTACATTCTATGAGTAATCACGATTATCAAAGTGGATTTCATTTAGCACACACATTAAAAGCGTGGTTCAGAAAAGCAGATGATGTTCAATTTGATATAAGTGTAGCACATAGAAAATACTATCAATATGGAGCAAATTTAATAGGTTTAGAGCACGGAGATGGGGCGAAAATGGATAAACTCCCACTATTAATGGCACAAGAACGACCTAAAATGTGGAGTGAAACTAAATTTAGGTATTGGTATTTACATCATTTACATCACAAAGTAAAACATAAATGGCTAGACGCTAAAGATTTTATAGGTGTTACTGTAGAATATATGAGAAGTCCTTCATCAGCAGATAGTTGGCATTCAAGAAAAGGTTTTACAGGAGCATCTAAAGCGTGTGAAGCATTTTTACACGATAAAGAAAGTGGTCAGGTTGCTAGACTAACCCACTATTTTTAAAATAAACCCTTAAATAACCCTTAATATAGGGTATTCCATACTCTTAAAGATAAATATAAAGATATGGTTAAAGTTAAATACTAGGGTAAATAACAAGAAATTATATATTTTTTAGAAAAAACTTGCTAAATATTTTGGTAGTTTAAAAAATTGTTGTATCTTTGCATAGAATTTTAACTAACTAACTATTAACTAAAACACTAACTATTATGAATTATGACGATTGGAAGTTAAGCAACCCTATAGACGACGGATATGGATATAATATGGTAAGTAATTGCTGTGGGTCTGTATTATATGACGATACAGATGTGTGTTCTGACTGTAAAGAACATTGTGAACCTATAGAGGATTATGAGTATGAGGAAATACAAAGAGAAAATTATCTTGAGATGATGGCAGATGGAGAAAGAGATGAGAGATAGTCTTATAAAAGATTATATAAAAAAAACACAAAACAAAAGTAATACAATTAATCTTTGTGATTACTTTAAATATTCAGGCAAGACATACGACAGCAAAATATTTAAAAGAAAATTAACTAAACTATTTCAAAATGACTAAAACACAAACGAGTGATATTCTACAACACTTAAAAGATGGTAGAAAACTAACACAAAAAGAGGCTATTAACGAGTATGGGGCATACAGATTGTCAGGCATTATACATAGATTAAGAAAGCAAGGGCACGACATAACATCTATACCAACCGAAGTCCCAACTAGATATAAAAAATCAGATGGAGGGGTTAAGATGGCTACTATAGTTAATTACAGGCTTAATGATATTAAAAATAAAAAAGGCTTTGATTCTAGGCTTAAGAACTTTATAGAATCAATATTAAACTAATTATTAATTAAATTTTTTAAAAATGAAAAAAGTTGAAAACACTACAGCAGTAAAAGAAACTAAAGAGGATGCTTTAAAAAGATTATTTTTAGCACACAACTTGGTTAAAGAGGATGTTTACAAAGACAAGAGAGGATTTGTAATAATAACAAGAACAGGTATAGATAAGATTGTTTCTAGCCTAAACATACAGGTTGCGTATGAGCCTGTTATGATGACTCAAGAATGGGTTGTTATAAGGGCAACAGCAAGTATGAGAACAGGAAGTGGAGAGCAAGATGTTAGAAATATGATGAGTTTTGGAGAGGCATCAGACTCTAACTTAATGGGTGGTGGTAAAAAGTTTCCTGTTGCTATGGCTGAAAAAAGAGCAATGAGTAGAGTAGTTCTTAAGATTGCAGGATTCTACGAGCAAGGAGTATTTGGTCAAGATGAAATTGTAGACTAATGAGTGATTGGATGGATGAGGTTCTTGATGGTAAACCATTAGAAGCAGAATGGTGGAAAATAGGATATATTGAGAACCTCTTACCATACACTTGTATAGAGCAATCAGAAAAAGACAAAATATACAAAAGTCTTGATAGTTTAACAGATGTTGATGCAGATAAGATTATACCTTATTTAAAAGAAAATCAACAACTTATAGACCCTAAAGACCAATATAACAAGATGGTTAAAGACGGAATGTTTAATTAAAATATAATAAAATGAAAAATGATTATGAAAAAGTAAGAACTTCAAGAAACGAACTTGAAGCAATCTTAAGAATAAGAGGAATATCAAAACAAAGATTTGGTAGAATTTTAAATATAAAAGGCTCAACTATTGAAAAATACCTAGACAATCCTTATCACTTAAGATATTACCAAATGCAAAGATTTGCAAACTTTCTAAATATAGATGTTAAAGATGTTATAGATATTATAGAGGTTGATTTAAAAGGAGAGGATATAATAATAGAGGGAGAGGATAATTTTCAACCATTTAAATCTATATTAAAGTTAGAAATATCAAAAGATGAATAGATATAAATTAGAGTTCACAAAAGAGAGAGATGAAAAAATTAAATCTGAAATATGCAAAAGATATAATTTGGCTTGGTCTGTTGTGCAAGGCAAAAGCAGAATTAGAAAAGTTGTAGACGCAAGAAGGCTTTATAGTGGTCTTTTAAGAAATATATTTCGCTTAACCTATCACGATATAGCGTATATTCTTAATAAAAATCACGCAACAATAATACATAATATGCAGCAACACGATATCTTTGTAAAGATTTTAAAGTCTTATAAGGCAAATTATGAGGAAATAGAAAGCCTTTTAATGATAGACGATAATTACTATATTCACGAAGTAAAAGAGGTGGAAAGAAAAATGGATGAGTTGTCGGTTAGACTACAAGATTTAATAGAAAAGAAAAATGATTATAAATTAAAAATTAAAAATAAAGAAAAATGGCAGACAAAAATTATGTAGCAAGTAGTATTAAAAAAGTTACTACTCAATATGGAGATTTATTTAACGCAAGTTTTAAGGTAGATGATTTGCAAAAAATAGCAAAAAAAGGTTGGTGTAATATAACTATAGCAGAAAGGAGAGAACCTTCTGAAAAAGGAGCAACTCACTATGCTTATGAGAATACTTACGAGCCACCAAAAGAGGTAACAGCAGATGCTAAAACATCTAAAGATGATGATGATTTACCATTTTAAATAGCATAGGTTGTGGGAGGGTTAGTAATTCTAATTAATAACCGAGCAGTTATACTTTGTGTGTGATTACAATTCCCTCTCACTTCCTTTTTTATTAACTTAAATTAACTATATGGAAACTTATATTCCTTTAAACAGTATTAACTCTGACCTAGACAGAAAAACATTAAGAATAAGGCTTGATAAAGCCAAAACAGATAACACTAGACTTTCAGAGTATAATATTGATTTAAAACTACAAATTATAGAATTGAGAGAAAAACTAAATAATATTAAAAAAACTACTAAATAATTTGGTAGATTCAAATATTATTCGTATCTTTGTATAGAATTTAAGGGTTAGATAACTCTTTAATTCAACTAACTAACTACTAACTAAAAGAAAACGCTAATGACTAAAAAGGAATTGCTTATTGATTTATTATCAGTTCAAACCACAAGTGGTAATGAGTTCAATATGATAGCACATATATTTAACTTTTGCAGACAGAATGTGCCTGAAGCAGATGTAAAAGTAAAAGACAACAATATTTATATAACAAAAGGGGAGTCAGATATATACCCTTGTGTTGTGGCTCACACAGACACAGTTCACGACATACACGACTTTTTCAAAGTATTTGATGATGATGGTTGCTTGTTTGCATTTAATGCAGAAACAGGTAAGCAGGTAGGTGTAGGTGGAGATGACAAGGTAGGTATATGGTTAGCACTAGAAATGCTAATGAAATTTGATAAAATTAAATGTGCCTTCTTTCATTCAGAGGAGGTTGGCTGTGTTGGTAGCAGAGCAGCAGATATGGATTGGTTTAAAGATGTAGGATATTGTTTACAAGGGGATAGAAGGGGTAATAAAGATTTTGTAAATAATATATCAGGCAAACTATTCAGTAAAAAGTTTAGCAAGACTATTGCCCCTATACTTAAACATCACGGATATTCAGAAACATCAGGGGCTATTACAGATGTAGGGCAACTTGCAGAAAATGGTATTGGCGTATGTGTTGCTAATATGAGTTGTGGGTACTATGCTCCACATTCAGATGAGGAGGTTGTAGAATTTGAACACGCAGATAACTGCAGACAAATGATGGAGAAACTTATATCTGAATTAGGCTGTAATAAGTTTGAGTATAGATTTACACATAGTTATGGCAATTATAATTACAATAGCAAATGGGGAGATTGGAGTGGAGCAGACGAGGACTTTTGGTACGGAAAGGATGTTGAGGTTATAAATGATGATGAGGGCAATCAGACTTGTTATTACTGTGGATGCAAAACGCTAAAAGAAAGTTCGTTTGAGGGCTATAAGTTCTGTCCTGATTGTAATAGTGATATACTTTCTGCAGAGAATTATGAGGAAAAAGCGTGGAATGATTCTTTTTTAGATGATGAGGATTATGAGGATATATCAGATAGTTATGATGGCTCAACAAAGCACAAGCAGATAGTAAACCAATACTTAATTGATTATAACAAAAACAAATAATTATGGATAAAATAAACTTTATGAAAATGTTTCTTAAGATGGGAACATTAGCAAATCAAGATGATAAACAGGCACTAGCATTTCAGGAGAGAATAGTGTTTGCTACAGAGGGGGTAATCAAACCTGATGATTGGGATGAACTACCTTTTGAGGAAAGAAAAAAAAGAATGGACAAACTACTAAAACAAATATAATTATGACTGAAAAAGAAAAAATAAAAATGCATCATATGTTAAAAATATTTCCAAAGAAAATAGATTGGTATAATTATTTTGTAAGTTACATATTTGATTCAGACAACAAAAAATACAATGAAGCGTGTGATTACGCTAATAAAAAACAAAAAGAAAATAAATAGATATGGCAAAAAGATTTACAGACACAGACAAATGGAAAAAAGGTTTTATAAGAAACCTACCTGCAAAGTTTAAACTATTATGGCTATACATATTAGATGATTGCAACCACGCAGGAATATGGGACACAGATTTTGAGGTTGCTTCAATTAGAATAGGCAGTAAGATAAGCGAGAAAGAGGCTTGTAAGGTGTTCGCAGAGCAGATAAAGATATTTGATAAGGGTAATAAATGGTTTATACCAAAGTTTATTGACTTTCAATATGGAACGCTTAATGAAAATTCAAGACCTCATCAGGCAGTAATTAAACTGCTAGACAAATATGATGTTTATAACATAGAAGGTATAAGCCCTGTAGATGTTGCAGGTTTTGAGGGCGAGATAAGAAACCCTGTCAAAGTTAAAAGGTTTAAAAAGCCTACTGTAAATGAAGTAGAAGTTTATTGTACCGAAAGAAACAATAGGGTTGATAGTTTAAAGTTTTTTGATTTTTACCAAAGCAATGGTTGGAAGGTTGGAAAAAACTCTATGAAAGATTGGAAGGCTGCAGTTAGAAATTGGGAAAGAAATGCTCCTAAAGACAAAACTAATAGAAAGATATTAGACAATAAAGATTATACAACATTTTAATATGAGAACACTACAAGAGACATTAAAGAACGCTACACATATAAAGGTAAGAGGTTATAAGCGATATAGTTTTGGAACTTATGAGGAGTGCCTAGCATTATTTAAAGAGGCTTTTTTATTAGTAGACCAAACCGTTACAGAGTATAAGCACTTGCCTGAATACGATACTGTTGCAAGTTGGCTTTCTGACACTCAAGGTAAGGGGTTGTTTTTAATTGGAAATTGTGGTAGAGGTAAGTCTGTTATAATCACAGGAGTTCTACCTTTGATTTTTAACGCTAAAAAAGGTAAAATTTTAAAACCTATCGCAGCAAGAAAACTACATACAGTTAAAGAGTTTGTTTCTCCCTACATAGTTATAGATGATATAGGCACAGAGGAAATAGTGAATGATTATGGAACTAAAATAGACGCTGTAGAGAACGCTATTTTTGAGGCAGAGGATGATTTAAAAACACTTTTATTAACATCTAATCTTGATGCTAGTGCTATTAAAGAAAGATATGGAGAAAGAATATATGACAGGATTAAAAGGCTTTGTTTGGTTGTGTTTTTTAAGGGAGAAAGTTTAAGAAAATGATGATATTAACAGGCATATGGTTAATAATTATTATAATATGTATATTAGAAGCCATTTTTTGTACTACATTTGCTGATGATGAAATTGAATAAAAGATAATAAAATGATGACATTTGTAATAATATTTATAGTTTTTTGTTTAGTGCTAGAGATAAAGCCTATTAAAAAATTCTTAAGAGGGCAAGACCCCAACGAAAAACTGAAGGATAATATTGAAAAACAGGAAAAGAAAGAGAAACACATAACAAGGACAGGAGGGCTGCATAGCGATTATAAATACAAAGAAAATGATAAGAAGTAAAATACCACATTATTACATTGGAAGCAATGGTTATGAAGCAAGAAAGGTTGTTTCAGGATTTGATTTATCCTACAATATAGGAACTGCTGTTACTTATTTGTTAAGAGCAGAAAAGAAACACGCAAAACCTACAGAGTGCATTAAAAAAGCAATAGCACATTTAGAGTTTGAGTTAGAAAAAATAGATGAACTAAAAAATAAAGATGCCTAGCCCTATATTTAGGGTTATTGTAGAGTATGGCTACAGGGCTAAAGGCTCGGTAAGGGCTTATAAATATGGAAAAATAGATACATTTGTATTAACAAATGATGTTGAACTAATAAAAAAAGACAAGACATTGAACGAAAGAATTAAAAGACAATGCAAGTCAAGAAAGAAAGATATTGAAATAACATTTAGAAATATCTATGTTGAGGGTCAATATGGATTCACAAGTTATTAATTAAAAAAAGATTATGGAAACTATTTTATTTATTTTTGTTACTTTGTATGCAATTTATTTAAACTTAAGAATCAAATCATTGCAAGATGAGATGTTTGATTTAGAGTTAGGTTTAATAGAGTTAGATACAAAACTAAACGATAAGGCTAAAGAATTAGATAAAGATATTAAAGCCTGTCTTAAAACTAAACTCATTGAAAGACCAAGAAGCAGAAGTACAAAAAGGAGTCGTAAAGTATCTAAAGATTAGATACCCAAAGGCTAGATACTGTGCTAGTTTAGGAGGCATTAGAACCTCATATAAACAGGCAGTAAAAGCAAAGGCTACAGGATATGTAAAAGGATTTCCTGACTTACAAATCTGTGTCCCTATGGAGAGGGGGGCAGGTAAGGAGGGGGGTACTATAGAGGGGGGGGGTGTCTACCACGGATTGTTTTTAGAAATAAAGAAGGATAAAAAATCTTATCCAACTAAAGAGCAGAAAGAGTGGATAGCATACCTCAACGAGCAAGGGTATTGTGCTAGGGTTACTAAAGGGTTAGATGAGAGTATACAAGTAATTGATGATTATTTTAATAAAAAACTATGAGTATAAATATATATGAAAGAAAAGATATGCGAGGTGGTGGATATGCTAAACGCAAATTCACTTATGATGAAGCCGAGCAAATAAGAGCAGACTACAAATCAGGTAAATACACGCAACATCAGTTAGCGTCTGTGTATAAAGTAAGTCAGTCTATTATAAATAAGATATTAAGATTTAAAACCTATGTAAAGGTTTAATAGAAAAGTGTTTTCATAATACACTTGTTTTTAGTTAGTTAGTAAGATAGCCAACAGTTAGTCGCTGTTGGTTATTTTTTTATACGAACTCCAATAAATTAAGTTCATATATTAAAAATAAATATTGTTTTTATTTTTTGTTTTATAAATTTATTTTTTGATTTTTTATTTTTTTATTTTTTAAAAAAAATATTTTTAAGATTTTGAAAAAAACCTGTTGAAACTGCCAAACCTGTTGAAACTGCTGACCCCTTGAAACTGCTAGGTTTGTTGCTATAGGGGTATGCCGCTATTTTACAATATTTAACATAATATTTTTTTATGTTAAATTTTATTTCTTTACATCTTTTTTTTATGTATGCAAATTATTTGCAAGAAAGTTATTAACATTCTAATTGTTGAAAAACTTTTTAATTAATTTGTATTTTATTTATAAATTATTTTGTATGTTTGTCGCAGTTATTAACTAAAAAACATAAAACAATGGTATATTTTAAAGTAGTAAACAGAACAACGAGAACAGAACACTTATTCAATCATAATGAAGCGATTCAGTTTTTTAAAAAGAATAATATAAGAGAATACGCTGTATCAAGTGCATTAAGCCCAAGAGATAACACAATTAACAATTTTATTAATACACTTGCAGTTTCTTTTTTTAGTGTTGCATTTGTTATATTAATAAGTAATATAATTTTTAACTTAATCAAATAATTTTATTAATCTAACTACTAAAAAAATGAAAACACAAAACACAATTAAAAAAGCGATAGAATATTTATCAATTTACGCTACTAAAAGCGAAAATTTCAATAGTATTAAATTTATAGATACTAGCATTGACAACCCCTTAAAAGTGTCTTATATCAAGCAAGAAAAAATTAATTCTTTACTAGAATATACAGGCACTAAAATAAAAGGGACAGCAGAACAGCGAAAAAAATATTTTACAAGTACAAGCATAAGCAAAATATTATCTAAAATGTTCATAAATGAGGGAGAAAAACAAGCGACAATTTCAAGCGATATTGATAAACAATTACGAATAAACTATTGTAAAAATGTTGATTTATTTATTGAGGATGATTTGAAAGGCTTTTATAGTCAAGAAAATACAAATTATATTTATAATTCTAACGGCTCCTGTATGAGCAAAAAACCTGCAACTTATTTTGAGATTTACAGCAATTTTATAGATACAAAGGCTCAAATTGTAGGGTTAAAAGTTGGAAAGTCAGTAGTTGCGAGAGCAATTTTATGGACAAAAACTAACAATATGAAAACTTTTACAGATGGAAGTTTTGAAAAGAAATATTTTCTAGATAGAATTTATATAAGTAATGAGTTTCAAAATTCTAATCAGTCAGAATTACAGGCTAAATTATATCATAAAATAAAAAGAGCATTAAAACTAAAAAAATTAGATTGTTATTCTTTTACACATATTAAAGCCATTAAAGGAGATAAAGAAAAACTAAACTTTTTTAATTCTGCCTCGTATCCATCTTTTTCAATACAAATAAATCAAAATACATTTTTTGACTTAGAGCATTATCCTTATATGGATTCTTTTAGATGGGGGACAGAATTAAGCCAAAATATAAAATTTGATGCAAACGAGGATTCGCAAGAATATATTTTAGAGGACACTGGCGGAGGTTTTACAGAAGGCGGTGGCTATATTTGCGATTGTTGTGGAGAAAGATATAGCGAGGATGAAATAAGATATAGCGAAGTAGAAGAAGAATATATCTGCGACAATTGCAGTATTTATATAGATGAAAGAGATGATATAGTACGAGAGGAAAACGCAGTCTACAATGACTATACAGGTTTGTATCATTATGCAGACGATATAAGATAAAACAAAAAAAACTATTAACTATTTATTAACTAAACATTAAACCATTTATGAGATTATACTAATTTTGACAAGATACCCTTTTCAGATTTAATGATTACAATTCTATTTATTTTTATTTGTTTGTTAGGGTGTTAAAAAAAATTAGCAGATAGTAAAAATAAATTATAAAAAAACCTTTTTATTATCTGCTTTTTTTCTTTTTTTATGCAAGAAAAAGAACAAAAACTTATTAAAAACTTTTAATTTGTCAGAATCCGAGAAAAAAAACATAATTTTGTGTAAAATTTGAAAAAAAAGGGGATTAAATTTGCAAAATCCGTAATTTTTGGCGACACCTATTCTTAACCATATCTACATACACATCCTAATTTTGATTTCAATTTCATAATTAGATATTCCATATTATTTTAGGAGGTAATAATTGTATAGTTATTTTACCAAACTTATATGTATTAAGTTTCTTTAATTTTTTAAACATAGTGATTATTTTTTTAGGAAGGTTATCAAATATGCTAGTTGCGATATGAGCAACAGCGTATTCTATAAGAAGTCAAAGGTATAGTAAAAAAAATTAATTTTTAAGCAACTTTTGGAAGTGAAAATATAATAAAAATGGAAACAAATTCAATTTCATAATGATAGGGTTAGTATAGGGTATTTAATACTCTTAAAGATAAAGAAAGAGATAAAGAGAAAGTTATGAATAAAGAGCAGTTAGTAAAATTTCTTAAAGTTTCTTATGAAATATGGAAAAAAATGTTTTATTTGTAAAAAAAGAAATTTATGAGTTTTTATCATCCACCTAACAACATAACTAATAACCAATCTCCAATATATACTGCAGACTTGGCTTATGAGGGGCACGGAAAATGTGGTAACACTAGAATACTAACAAGTAGATTTGGAGAGGATTCTGAATTTGAACAATATGCTTTTAATTCAGCAATGGAGGGTAAAGGAAACGCTTGGAGGATGGATGTTATACATACAGGGACTATTGCAAAAACTGTTGATAAGAACTGCCCTTGTATTTTTGGAGGACAAATAATCAAATTTGCAGCAAACAACATAAGTGATATAGAATGTTCTGCTATTGAAAGAGTTCCTATATGGCAACCTTTTAGTATAATGGCTGATATAACTATGGTTCAGTTGGATATTCTTAATCCTTTTTTAGTTGTGGTATTGTATATGGACTGCGACCAATCATAAAAAATGTAAAATTTAAAAAATAGAAATTATGCCTTGCGAGGAATGTGAAAACGGAAAATATAAATGGGGAGAAACAGGAGAGTGTGAATACGAAACTTTAGAGGATTGTCAATTAGCAAATCAGGGAGAGTATTTAGAGGAAACTATAAAACCAAAATATAATGAGGAAAGCGATTATGACTTTTCTTACAACTTTACAGAGGAACAAATGGAGGAACTTCATACTAATGGAGAACTTATTGTTGAGGTAGAGTCAGATGAGGGAGAATCAATGACCATATTATATACTTATAAAATTGAGGATATTGAAACAGAGGAGTTAGAGGAATCGTATGATGAACTAACAGCATCAATGTTAGATGAGGAGTTAGATGAGTATATAGATAAATTAACTGACTCTATAAAAAAATTATAATATGGCTGAAACATATAATGATTACCCTCAATCTGCAACTAATAATGCAAAAAGAGCATTAAAATGGGTTGATGAAAATGGTTGGGGGTCTTGTGGGACTGATGTAGGTAAAAAAAGAGCAAATCAATTAGCAAATAGAGAAAATTTATCAAGAGATACGATTGCTAGAATGGCATCTTTTAAAAGACATCAACAACATAAAGATGTTCCTTATGATGAAGGGTGTGGAGGCTTAATGTGGGATTGTTGGGGAGGAACGAGTGGTATTAATTGGGCTATAAAAAAATTAAAACAAATTGACGGATTATCTGCATTAGTTAAAAAATTAAAATTATGAGTGAGGATAAAAGACACAAGTTGAGAGAAAGTAACCTCAACAAATTAAACCCATATAAAAATTCTACTGAAAAATATTTTCCAAATGGTGGTAAAATAAATACAGAAGGCAGGAAAAAGGGAGAAAAAAATAATGTTGTAGTTAATAAAATTAGCAGAAATGCTTTGACTTGGGCATTAGAAGGACATTCTACTAAAATAAGAATGGCTTTAGATAAATTGTTTGACCAAAACCCTGAAGCATATATAAATGCAGTTTCAAAACTACTTAACTATACAGTTCCAAAATTATCATCATCAGAGATAAACGATAATACAACAAAGAAAGTTAAAATAGAATTAAATGATGATGTGAGTATTGAGGAGTTGAGAGCCAAACTTGACGACATTGAAAACAACTGATGAAGCACTTAAATTTGCATTAGAAAAAAAATTATGCGAATTATCATTCTATGAGTTCTTTAAAAAGGCTTGGCATATCGTTGAACCTAGTATTGAGTTGTCTACTAATTGGCATCATAAATATCTATGTGATATTCTACAAAAAGAAGCAGAACGAATAATAGCCAACGAGCCTAAAACGAAAGATATAGTTATAAATATACCCTTTCGTTCTACAAAATCACTTTTAGTTACAGTTATGTTTCCTGTTTGGAGTTGGATTAAGAATCCAAAATTCAGATTTATAACAGCATCATATTCTGCCGAACTTTCAATAGAACATTCTACAAGAAGCAGAGATATAATAAACTCACAATGGTTTAAAGATAGATGGGGAGAATTATTTCACATAAAAAAAGACCAAAATCTAAAATCAAGATACGAGAATAATTTTTTGGGGGTTAGGAGAGCGACTTCGGTAGGAGGAACAGTTACAGGGCAGGGGGGAGATTTTTTAATTGTTGATGACCCTGTATCTCCCCAAAATGCAGCATCTGAAATAGAAAGAGAAAATGCTAACGAATGGTATAGAACAACATTTTACTCAAGACTTAATAATCCATTAACAGGAATTAGGATTGTTATTATGCAAAGAATACACGATAACGATTTAAGTGGGTTTTTATTATATGGAAGCGAAAGCAGATTAAAATATAAGCATATCTGTATACCTGCAGAATTATCAGATGATATTAAGCCAAAATCTTTAGAGGAAAATTACGACAAAGATGGATTGTTTTGGACAGATAGATTTAGCAGGACAATACTTGATGATTATAAACAAGCATTAGGTAGTTATGGTTACGCAGGACAATTAATGCAAACCCCAACCCCTCTTAATTCAGGAATGATAAAAGCAGAATGGTTGAGAATTGACCAAAATAAAATGATTGATATTGGAGAGCAAATAGTTGTAGATTTTGTTATAGACCCTGCATATACATCAAATGAAAAAAATGACCCTTCGGCATTATTAGCATATATATTTAAAAATAATAAGTGGCAAATTATAGATTGTGTAAATGTTCACAAGGAATTTCCTGAATTAGTAAAATTTATACCTCAATGGGTACAAAAAAATGGATATAGCAATAGAAGTAGAATATATGTAGAGCCAAAAGCATCAGGAAAGTCTATTGTGCAAACACTACAAAAAGAAACAGGATTAAATGTAAGAGAGGATAAACCACCATCAAAAGATAAGGTTGCCAGAGTTCAGGATATTTCTGCAGCACTAGAGTCAGGAAGGGTAAGTTTATTAAGGGGGAAGTGGAATGAGGAATTTTTACAGCAATTAGTTAAGTTTCCATCTGCTAAACACGACGATATGGTTGATTGTTTAGTAATGGCACTAAACAAAAATATGTGGAATAATGCAAAAGTGGTATATTTTGCCTGATTTCCAAAAACTTCTCGTTTAATATAAAAAAAAACAATATAATTGCGAAATATTAAGAATATTTTTTATGGAAATTAGTAGCCTAAACGCAAAACACGAAAAAATGCTCACAAAATATGTCAAGTTCATACAAGGAACAGCATATAAGGCGACAGAGGAATATGGTAGTAAAAAATTTTTAGATTTTAATGAAATTTTAGAAAATATTGTAAACTACACAAATACTTTTAATAAAATAGTAAAAAGCAGTAGCAGAAGGAATGAGTGGGCTTATATGACTCCAAATCTTATGATGTATGCAACTATGGGTTTTTTATCAGGAATTAAAAGAAAAGAAAATTCTGATTATATTGAGGAATTAACAGAAATAATGTTTGAAAGGACTGTGGATTTCATTGGAGAAACTACAGATATATTACACGATATAAAAGTAAAAGAGGAGATTCAAAGAAAAATATTAAAACTAACGAAACAAAAAAATGAGCATAACAATTAGCATAACACAAAACAACGAATCAGCAGATGTTACCATACCTACAGAATGGAAAGACATAACTGTTGATTATTGGGGTAGGCTATCTACTATAATAGCGAAACATCAGGAAAAATCGGAATTAAAAAAAACATCTCATAAAGAGAGGTATGCAGATGCTGATGATTTAGATAAAATCCTACAGGATATAGATTTTATAGACAGTATAGCCTTAAATAAAGATATATTTTGCTTTTTTTCAGGATTAAATGATGATGATATGAAAAATGTAGATATGGCTCAAATAGAAAAGGTAATAGAGGTTATAGGTATGCTAACACAAGAATATCAACCAAAAGGAATTAGGTCTTTTGAGTTAGAAGGAGAAACTTATTATTTTCCTTCAGAATCATTCAAAAAAAACACTTACGGAGATTTTATTGAGGCTACTCAACTTGATATGACTATTGAACATATGAAAAATGGCAGATATGATGTTTTGCCTGAACAAATGGCTATTTTATGCAGGAGAATAGATGAGGATTATGATGATGATATAATTCCTGAAAAAACTGAAAAGTTTAAAAAATTAACAATGGACATCATATATGAGTTCGCTTTTTTTTTGACCAAACAAAGCAAGAGGTTGCTGAAAATTTCAAATATGTATTCGGAGAAAAATCTCAAAGTATGATGGCAGTAAAAACAAAAGGACTTTATAACACTTACATCAAGCCTTTTGGGTGGCTGAATAGTTTATATGTTCTTGCAGAGAAAGGAATATTTAAAATGGATGGAAAAAATGATATAGATAGTGTTAAAGACACAAATTTATACAATGTATTGACTTATTTAAGTTGGATTTCAGCCAAAAATGAGTACGAATCAAAGGTTAGCGAGAAAATTGCAAACCCAAATAAAGTAAGTTAAAGATGACAATAAAATTAACAGATATAGTAACAGTAATGAAGTCTAAATGGACTTATGGAGATAAATTCTTTGGATATACAGAGGAGTTTAATGATAATCACAAAACTCAATACCCTTCTTTACTTATAACTCCTCCTGATTCAGTATTTCCTGAAGTAGGATTGAATAATGGTTGGGAAAATTATACTTTTGAGGTTTATTTCTCTGATTTATACAATAGAACAGCACAGGCAAACGAATCTATTGAGCAAAGATGGGAAAACCTTCAGGATTTAAGCACAGAATGGCTAGATAATTTTTTAAAATACTATCAGGCAGATGCTCCTATAACTGCATTTTTAGAGGATGAGAGTGTTGTTGTTGAACGAAATAAAGAGGTTGCTAATGACCAATTAATACAAATAAAAATGACATTCACTTGGAGGGTTTTAAGTAAATGTTTTAGACCTCAATCTACATATCCTAATCAACTGCCTAATCTATCATCTTGGTTGAGGGCAGACAGCAATGTTACATTTAGTATTCCAACAAAAAAAGTAAGTGCAGTTGGAGATAGTTCAGGAAATAGTAATGGTTATGGTCAAACAACTAAACTTTACCAACCATTAAGATATACATATGGAGGCTTACTAGATAAAACAATTTTTACCTATAAATCATCAAATCAGGAAAAATTTATTTCAGATAATGCTTTTAAAACAAGTGGAGGTACTCAACAAGCGTTTACAATATTTGTGGTGTGTAAAATAGACGCAATAAGTCAATCTGTTTTTGGCTATTTTGACTTGCCTACAGGCTCATATATTGAAATGGGATTAAATGCGTCAGGAGGCTTCACAGGTAGCGTTAGCGATGGTACAACAATATTAACAAAAACAGCAGGAGAGTATGCTGTTGGTAAATATTTTATAGGGTGCTTAAGAAAACATAACAGGTCAATATTTGTGGATTACAGGTCTGCAACAAGTTCAAGTAATTTAACACACTATCAAGGGGCTTTTGACCTTAATATTGACTTCAACAATATTGATAAATTTAGAATAGGATGTGGTAGAGAGAGTGATGGTGGAGCCCCTCCTGCAGTAATTAACACTAGATTTATGGATGGAAATTTACACGAAGTTATAATTTACAATGACAAATTAGAGGATTATGATTTTGGAAAAATACAAGATTACTTAAATAAAAAATATAAAATATATTAAAATATGGCATACGGAATAAATGGAACATTATATGTAGGGCAAGACCCTTATGGGTATGATGAAAACAGCAAGAACAGACAAAGGGCTTTTTTTTCGTCTTACAATAATCTATGGTCGGTAAACGACCCTATTGTAATAGGTGCGTATTGGAATTTGCTTAACGAAAACCAAGAGCCATTAGCGTCAAATGCCGTTACATCAGGGGCGAATGTATATGGAGATATAGTAAATGTAATATTTGATGTTTATCAAATAAGCGAGTCAAGTGGGGCAACATTTCCTGATGATTGGACTTTAGTAGGTTCAATAAGAAAATCAAGAGATATAAGGAATATAAGCGATATGGATAGGGTTAATGGTGGAGATGGTGTTTCAACATCACAAGGACATATATTTACTGTTGATATTAGTGAAATGTGCAAAGATTTACTTTCTTACTCTTTAGTTCCTCACGGAAAAGGAACTTATGCTAATACCTTTTGGGGTGGATTGAATGGAGGGGCAGACCAACAGCAAAATAGATTTGAATTTATAGGTACGGATATTTTTTCAGTTACTAGAAACGGAGCATACAGAAAAATTAAAGTGCAAATTAGATGTGAAATAATTGATGGAGATGGAATTATTAGAGAGGCTACTCTAGCAGGTTCTGTAAAACAAAGTAACAGTAATTTTGCTGTTATAAATTCAGCAATTGATTATGACGATTCTTTTCCTGCAGGAGTAAGGGGTCAACCTTCATCATTTGTACATCTTGGTTGGGGAACAAGTAACAAGTATTGGAGGAGTTTTATGACTAGGGCTACTAATGGAAATTGGGGTGGAACTATTAATTATAATGGAGATACTAGAGTACTCTCTAAAGATGTTAGAATGGATGAGGCTGCAGAGTTTATACAATGGATTCAAGGAACAGTAAACAATTATGCTATTTGGAATAGTGGGTTTGACGATACTGCTGACCCTCCTGAAACAAAATATGGTACAAATAATACTTCTGACTTGACAGACCAAGTTTGGATTGAGATAACTGCAAAGGATGCAGATTGGAATACTGTAAGAAATGCAGAATTATATGATTTTACTCAAAATTTTAGACCAAAAGAAACAATAAATGGAATAGCAGGTATATGGCCTAGAAGCCAATGGAGAATGTGTGCCCAAAACATATCTCCTGTATTTATAAATGCTAATTGCATACATAAAGATTCTGCAGTAAAAGATATTTGGGAGAATGGAGGAGAAACATATACGAGAAGGGAAATTGATGTAAATGGAGTTACATCAGACAAAAGTGCTCTATTTTTAAATGATGAAATCAGTTATTATACTATATCTGTATATAACAAAACAACAACAAGTGGAAATGGTACAGGAGTAAGCAAAAGAATTTCAGAGATTAGGTATTTTAAGATAGATAGAGATAGATGGTTAAACACACTTGGGAGTAACACAGGCTACAGATATGCAGGTATTTATTATACAGAGTTAAGGTCTGACCAACTAACATTACCAAACCCTATTAGGTGTAAGGGAATAAGATGGGTAGGTGGTGGACTTACAAATCACGATAAGTATTTTAGAGTGCATTGGCTAAATAAATGTGGTGGCATTGATAGTTATACTATAAAAGGTCAGAAATCTATTAGTTATAATGCAGAAAAAGATATAATACAAAGGAAAGAGCCTGATAGATTTGATTTAAGGAGTGGTGCTATTAATGATGGTGTTGATGGTTTTCAACCTTACCCTTCTAATAATGCTCCTGTAAGTGGAAATTATTTATCTGATAATATAGGGACTACAGGAAATTACAAAGGAGGTTTAGAGGTGTTGAATGTAAATGGAACAAAATCAGGAAGGGTAACGACACTTCCTATGGGAACAGAAAAAGCAGAGTGGTTAAGAGAAATATTAACATCTCCAAATGTTTGGACAGAATATTTAACACAATGGCACGGTAATGGTGGTTTATGGTATAAAACTAATTACAGAAGTCTTGATGATTTAAATGATGGAATAAATACAGATGGTAGAACCCCTAACAATATGGATTATGTACCAATAATAATAACATCATCTAGTATTGACACATATGATGAAGCAAAAGGATTAACAACAATGACATTTGAATATACACACTCACACGCACTTGTAACGCAAAGAAATTAAAATATGGCTAAAGATATTAGAATTGAACTTTTACAAAGTAGAGAGAATGTAAGAATTGGAGGGCAAATGCTTTCTAATTCAGAGTTTTCAACATCAACAGGATGGACAAGCCCTGCTTTAAGCAGTACCGATTCTTTTACATTTAATGGTTATCAGATGAGAAAACTGACAACAGGAAATGGGGCAGCAAGAGCAACAATAGTTCAAGACTTTGTAGAAGGTTATCAGTATGAGGCTGTATTTGCTGTTAGAAATTACAATAGAGTGGGGTCTTTGCTTTTGGCTAATCACGGAGTAGGAGGGGCTAATATAACCTTGTTAAATTCTACTATTGTACCTTCAGGAGGAGCAGGAACAACTAGCGATTATGGATATTATAGTACAAAATGGATTCAAGGCTCGTCAAATATTGACAAATTAAGTGTTTATGCCAATGACGGTACAGAACTAGAACTAACATACTTAAGAGTTTATAGAACAGCAGTTGATAAGAGTTCTATATTTGGGGTTTTAGACGCTTCTACAACAGAGGATTTTCCTCTTGCACTTACTTTTTCTGTAAACGACCCTTCCAATATTGATGCTAGAAAAGGAGCATTTAGTAAAACATTTCAGGTTCCTGCTACTAAAAACAACAATAGAGTTTTAAAGCATTTTAATATTGCTAATTCTACACATCAAGACGCTCAATTATATGAAAAAATACCCTGCAGGATTCTAGTTGGAAATTTATTCTCACTAAAAGGTCTGCTTCAGGTTCAAAATATAGAAAGATTAAACGATAAACCTATTCTTTATTCTTGTATTTTTTTAGGAGATAATCTTGCTTGGTCTACAACTATGGAGGGTAGGTATTTAAGTGATTTACAGTTGAAAAACTCCACTAATCTTAAATTAAGTGCTGCAAATATTGCTGATTCTTGGACAAATGATAATGCTACATCTAAAACAGATAGAGCAGGTGTAACTACTGAAAATACTTCTCCTGTAACCTACCCTTTAGCAAGTTATGGTCAGGTAAATGAAACAGGGTATGATTATGGAGATGGGTTTCAAATGTTTAAAGAGCAATGGGAGATTGATTATATGAATAATGTTACCTACAATGTTTCTCAAACAGGTTTTTTAGGGGCTAATCAACAAAAAGTAGAGCCTGTAATGGATTGGCGACCACTTGTTTGGATATATAATATGTATCATAAAATATTTAATGATGTAGGGTACAGAATATCGTCTAATTTTATAGAAAGTGATAATTTTAAAAGATTATTATACGCTACCCCAAACTTTCTTTACAATAATGCTAACGCAAGAAAACAATCCAATACATACATAGGTAATTTCAATGATAACAGCAGTTGTGCCGCAACTCAAGCAAATTTAAAGATTTTTGACCATACTGAAACTTGGACATTTAATGTTCAAAATGTGGGGGGAGTTCAAACATATGACAATACATTTCAAACTCCATACGACGCTATACGATTTGGAGGGACTTGTGGGTCAGGAGATGGTAGTGGAAGGTTTCAACCTGCTCCAAATGTAATAACAACATCTGCAGGTCAGCAACAAGAGTTAAAAATAATGACAGCAGCAGTGGGTAATCAATGGACTATAGACAAGGCAGGTTATTATACAGTAAGCACTCAAAATATAATGTATTTTTTTAATTGGGATGAGGCTGATTGGTCAGGTAGTGGGAGTATTGTAAACAATAGTGCTTCAGGAATGACAATATATGGAAATATCTGTGTTCAAGTTAAAAGAGTTGCTAATAGCACTTGGGAAACAATAAGTTCGGTTGATAATGCAAGTGCAGATGCTTTAAGTAGTTTTACTGACTGTAACAACGATTATTCTTTTGGTGGTACTTTACCTTCAAAATCATCTACACATTATTTTAATGAAGACGATTTAGTTAGATTAACATTTGGTGTTGCTCCTATAGTTAAAGTTTCTAGCCCTTCAATAAATTTTTCTAATACAACACAGGTTGAGGTAAGGACAGAACTTTTTGGAACAGCATATAACGATTGGACAAGTTCTAATGGTATAGTAACTATAGAATTAGTAAATGAGCAGATACCTGTATGGGGAGGGACATACGATTTACAAGATGTGTTTCCTACAGACCAAAAACAATTAGATTTTGTTAAGGGTGTTGCACACGCTTTTAATTTGCAATTTTACACTCAAGAGTCCTCTAAAACAGTATTTATAGAGCCTTTTAACGACTTTTACTTACCTCCTAGGGATGCTGTTAATTGGACTCATAAGTTAGCAAGAAATCTTTCAGATGTTCAAAGTTTTATAGAGAGTAATTGGACAAGAAAATTAATCTTTAAATACAAAACAGATGATAAAGATTGGAGGGTAAACAGTATGAGTGAGGCTTATTTTGATAGTATTGGAGATAATTATCCTCAACAGGTAGAACTTCCTAATACTTACCCTGCAGGAGAAACAATATTTGAGAACCCTTTCTTTGCAGGTACATATGATTCTAAAAATTATGGAGCAGGAGAAACTGTTACTTATGGGGAAAATGCCTATACTGCTGCGTTATGGAAGGCTAGTTATTGGTATTCATCAACAAAAGGATATGAGTTTAAACCAAGAATGCTTTACTACAATAAAATGACAATGCCTGTTCAACACGACCCATTATGGCAAGGATTTAAAGCAGAAATAGGAGAGTTTCAAAATAGTTTATTGTTTGGAAGTAGAAAGGTTCAAATTGCCCCTACAGACTCTATTAATCAAAACCAATACAATGGATTGCTTTTAAATACTTCTTTTTATTGTACAGCGACATTTATAAATAGATATGACTTTAGCAATCAGTTTGGTTTGTCTTATGGTAATTATTGGGCTAAAGACTACGACCCTTCTACTAATTCCTTTCAGCAGATAGGAAATCAGGTAGGGAAAGGATTGTACACTAGATATTATAAACCTATGATTTTAGGGTTACAAGCAAGACCCAAAATGAGGGTGTGTTATATTGATTTAAAAATAACAGATATAACGAAATTAGATTTCAGAAAAATGGTTTATATTGATGGTGTTTATTATAGGCTTGTAAAAGTGATAGATTTCCAACCTCATAAGAATGAGCCTACTAAAGTAGAGTTGCACCAATGGAGTCCTAATGAGGGTTCTAGTTTTCCTACTGAAGGGGTTTGGGTAAATAATAATTCAGGTAATACAGGTGGAGGGATATTCAATCCTGATGGTTCTGCCCCTAACGACCCTGTGAATCAAGAATAAAAAAAAGATATGGCAATACAAAATTTAACAGGAAGGAATGTAAGGGCAAATGGAACTCATCTAAATTCAGGATTAGGCACTATGGCTGATTTTAATTTAGTTACTGCAGTTGAAAATAAAGAACTTTCTCATAACTGCAGGTTTGGAGTAGATAACAGAACTGCCACTACTAATGACCTGTTATCCAACCCAATACAAAACGCATATTTTACTCAAAATTCAGGAGCAGTAATTACTAACGCTGTTAGTTATAGTAATAGTTGGGGGGCTGCTCATTCTCAATTTATTGCTCCTTATGATTGCTCATTAAAAAGTGTAAATGGCTATGTGAGGAGTCTTGATAGGTTAAAATGCCCTGAAGTTAGTCTTGTTTTGTCTGTTTGGATGAAAGAAACTAATTCAGGAACAACCTCGACTCCTGTTAATTTAATATTTAGACAGACTTTTGTTTTTGCAGCAAGTTCTGATGATTATGTTTTGCCGATAGACGGAACTACATATGCTGATTTAGGGACTACTGATATAACCTCAAAAAAAGCAATAATAGTTAGTGTTAGGAGAAGTGGAGATGAAGGAGAGCCTTGTGGTCAATTTCAAGGAAGTTTTAATATGGTTTTTAAATCTAATAATTCTCAAACCACATCTGATGATTTTAAGTTAAATACAATTAGTGTGGGTAACAACAGATATGACAATACTGTTAGTAATCCTAATAAATTTAATCTACCTAAATAACTATGGCTGAATTAACAATCATAAAAGATGCTTTAAGAACTGCAGGGGGCTTATATATTGACCTCTTAAGAGAGGAGTTGGCTTTTCAACAACACAATGCTTCAGGAAAATTAAGTAAAGGTTTTTTTGTTAGAATTCATAAAAAAGGAGGAAGCCTTGTTATGGACGTTATGAATAACGTAGAGTATATGTGGCTTGTTAATGATGGTAGTCCTGCAGGTGTAGATTTAAACATTGAAAACGATTATGACACAATAAAAGAATGGGCTTTAAACAAAGGCTTTGTTTTTGATAATCAAAAACACGAAAGAAAATCTATATCACATATAGTTAGTGAATTAAAAACAAAATACTTTACTCCAATGGGAGATAGAGTTGCTCCTAGAAGGTATTTCTTTATAGATGTGGCTTTTGATGCAGCAGAGAGAATGGGTTTGAACGATATGATTGAGGAGGATATAAGAAAGCAAATTGATGTAGTTATAGGGCAAACAGGTAAAAGTAAAGCAATACAATTAACAATAGGATAATATGGCAATAAATAGCAAAGTAGCAATAGAGGTAGAAATCAAAAATATTAAAAAGATTGCTGACCTTAAACAAGAGTTAAAAGAATTAAGAAAGGCTCAAAAAGACCAAGAAAAAGAGTCTAAATCAGGTAGATTTCAGTCTAAAAAAAATGCAGAAGCCTATAAAAAAAGAGCCCAAGCAATAAAGCAAAACTCTAAAGAATTAAGAGAGTTAAACAAGAATATGGCAGGTACTACATCTGCTACTAAAAAAGCAACTCAATCTCAAAATAGTATGGCGAAACAGTTTATTAAAGGGGCTGCAGCGATAGGGGTTATAGTTGGAGCATTTAGAACTGTAAGTCGTGCTATAAGTAGTGTTGTTTCTACATTTACAGAATTTGAATTTGTTATGGCTAAAGTAAATGCTGTTTCAGGGGCAACAGAATCAGAATTTGAAGGACTTACAAAAACAGCAGAGGAATTAGGTAGGTCTACATTCTTTACTGCAGCACAGGTAGGAGAATTAATGTTAAATTTCTCTAAACTTGGTTTTACAGCACAAGAAATACAAAAGGCTGTAGAGCCTACACTTGCATTAGCAACTGCAACAGGTAGTGATTTGGCTAGAAGTGCAACAGTAGCAGGAGCAGCAGTAAGAGGTTTTGGGCTAGACGCTTCTGAAACAACAAGGGTAGTTGATGTAATGGCTGTTTCCTTTGCAAGTTCTGCTATGGATATTGAAAAGTGGCAAACATCTATGACTAAAGTTGCTCCGATTGCAAAATCAGCAGGATTCTCTATTGAGGACACAGCAGCAATGATGAGTAAACTAACAGACGCAGGTATTGAGGCTTCTATTGCAGGTACATCTTTAAGAAATATCTTACTTAAAATGCAAGACCCTACATCTGAACTATCTATGAGTTTTGGAAGTACAATACACTCATTAGATGATTTAGTTCCTGCAATGGAAAAGTTTGTTTTAGAGGGTGGTAGTATGGCTGATGTAATGGAGGTTGTGGATATTAGACAGGCAGCAGCATTTGAAACTTTACTTATGAGTGCTGATGGTCTTATAGACTTTAGAAATGAATTAAATAACGCTACAGGAGAGGGGTATAGAATGGCTCAAATGGTTGGAGATACGCTACAAGGTTCTTTTTTAAGGTTAAAGTCTGCAGCACAAGGTATGAGCATCGCTTTAATGGATAACTTTGGAGATGCCTTAAAAGAAAGTATTAACAAATTGGCTAATTTTCTCAATAGATTAGCAGAAAATGAGGAGGGAATTAAAAAAACAATCAAACAGGTAAAACTTTTAGTTAAAGGTTTATTAGCGTTAGTTATAGGTTTAAAACCTACTAGGGTTTTAATGAAATTATTTGCTGCAGATGTAGCAGCAACAGGTGTTGCTATGACGGTAACTAAAGGTTTTGCTATTGCCCTTTCTGCCGCTATGAGAGGGTTAAAAGTTGCTATTGCCTCTACAGGTGTTGGTCTTTTGATTATTGCTTTAGGAGAACTTGCTGCTAGATTTATGTTTGCTGCTAGTGAGGAGGAAAAATTGGCTGCTATTACTGATGAACACGGAAGGGCTATACAAGGAATAATAGACAAAGAAAAAACTCTTAATAAAATAAAAAAAGAATCTGAAAATGTAGATGCCAAAAAGTTTACAATAATAGAGGGGTTAATTGATAAGTATGCAGATGAAAACACTACCCTTAAAGAGCAAGAAAAAATATTAAAAAAACTAGAAAGAATTAATGGCGATTTCTTTGGAGGAATGAGGACAGGTATAACCACTGTGAATGACTTAAAAGACGCTTCTGCAGAATATAAAAAAGAATTAGTAGAAATAGCAAGAGTTAAAGCAACAACAGAATCACTTGCAGAGGTAGATATAGAACTTGTTACAATAAAATCAGAACTAGAACACGCATTTTCAGCACTAGAGGATGCTAATGAACTTAATGATTTAATAAAAGAATTTAAAAATGAAAACAGGACTGACATTTTAGGGATGGGTTTGTTGGTTTTGGCTGATGATGTAATGAATGCCTTTAATGGAGGAATGCAAGGAGAGGCAAGAGATGATATTAGTGCTGCTATAGACAAAGTAAATGTTTTAAAACAAGAACTAAAAGAGGCACAAGATTTAAGAAAAATTTTAAAGAAAAATTTAGATGGTATAGATTTAGAAAAAATGCTTGGTCTTGATTTAGGAGGTGGCGGTAGTGGTGGTAATGGTGGTACAACAGGTCAAGATGCTATTGATTGGGCTACTAAACTTCAGGCAAAACTTAACGATATAAAGGCAAAGCAAGATTCAGGAGAGTATGGTGTTGGAGAGGCTGCAATAAAAATAATAGAGGCTCAACAGAGTATTAACAGGCAGGAGTATGCGACCTTGAAAGAAAGCGATAGAAATGGTAAAAGAGGGGTGGCACTTCAAGGTAAATATTTAGATGATAAACTAAAACTTACCAAGTTAAAGTTGGGCGAAACTATGAAGGTATATCAAAGTGATTATGCTGACGAAATCACAGACCTACAGCAAATGTTAATTAAAAAAGAAATAACAGAAGCAGAGTTTAATGAAAGGTCTTTAGAGGCTAGAAAATGGTTTTTAAATGCCGAGTATGAGGAAATGATAGACGCTATAGGAGATAGAAAAATGCTAACCAAAGAGGAGGCTGTCGCTATAGAGGAAAACAGAAAATCCTATAACGCTGTTGAACTTAATCTAATTAAAACTCAAACATCCGAAAAAGAAAGGCTTTTAAAACAAGAATTTGAAAAGCAGGTTTTAGAGTTAGAGAATGAAAGAGCAACAACAATGATGAGTGATGCTGTATTTAAAACTAATATGCTTATACTTGAGGCTCAATACTTAAATAAAAAGAAAGACCTATATGCAGGTAATGCTTTAGAGTTGATTGATATAAATAATTCTATATTAAAAAACACTATTAAAGTTAATCAAACTCAAAAAGAAATGCTTAATGAACAAGTTTCTGCTTTGGGTGGTGTAGGTAGTGCAATGAGTACTTTAGCAGGAGAAAACGAAAGATTTAACGCTATTAAAGAAGCAGGAAATAAAATATCTGCTATTGCAAATACTATACAGGCAATAACAACATTACAAACAAATTTACAAACTATTGCAGAAGGTAAGTTGGCTATAGCAAATCTAATTACAGCAAAATCTGAAGTTGCTAAAGGGGCAGCAAGTCAAACTAAAATACCATTTCCTTTTAATATAATTGCAGTAATTGGAACTCTAGCATTACTTGGAAAGATTATGGGAGTATTTGAAAAAGGTGGTATTGTAGATGAGTTTGGTAAAGGTGGTGTAATCAAAAAGTTTGCAGATGGAGGAATGGTTAAAGGAAAATCACACGCACAAGGTGGAGAAAAGTTTGCTGTAGGTGGTAGAGTGGTAGAGTTAGAAGGAGGAGAGGCTGTAATAAACAAAAGAAGCACATCAATGTATAGAAGTCAATTATCTGCTATGAATGAAGCAGGTGGTGGTGTTAAATTTGCAGATGGAGGATTGCTTAATAGTCCTCAATTTGCTAATCAACAGTTCTCATCAGGTATGGGTAATAAAGGGGGTATGCAAAAAGTATATGTAGTAGAATCAGATATAACTAGCAGCCAAAGAACAGTAAATGTGTTAGAATCACAGGCAACACTATAAGATAAATCAGTAATTAAAAAAATCAACATATGTTTGTTAGTAAAAAAGTAAA